CTCCAAGTGTATCAGTTACTCCTTCTGTATCAGTTACTCCTTCTGTATCAGTTACTCCTTCTGTATCCGTTACCCCGAGTGTATCAGTTACTCCTTCTGTATCAGTTACTCCTTCTGTATCCGTTACCCCGAGTGTATCAGTTACTCCATCAGTATCCGTTACCCCGAGTGTATCAGTTACTCCTTCTGTATCAGTTACTCCTTCTGTATCGATTACTCCTTCTGTATCTGTAACACCTTCTATAAGTGTTACTCCAAGTGTTTCAGTTACACCAAGCGTATCTGTTACGCCAAGTGTTTCAGTCACTCCTTCTATAAGTGTTACTCCAAGTGTAAGTGTGACACCATCTGTATCGATTACGCCTTCCGTAAGCGTTACACCATCTGTTTCAGTCACTCCTTCTGTGAGTGTTACACCATCGGTTAGCGTTACACCATCAGTAAGTATTACTCCGAGTGTTTCAGTAACACCATCAGTAAGTATTACTCCGAGTGTTTCAGTTACTCCTTCTGTAAGTGTTACTCCGAGTGTTTCAGTTACTCCTTCTGTAAGTGTTACTCCGGGAGCTAGTGCTACACCATCAGTAAGTATTACTCCGAGTGTTTCAGTAACACCATCAGTAAGTATTACTCCGAGTGTTTCAGTAACACCAAGTATTAGCGTTACTCCTTCTGTTAGTGTTACTCCAAGTGTATCTGTAACACCATCAGTTAGTGTTACTCCAAGTGTATCCGTTACCCCGAGTGTATCGATTACTCCTTCTGTATCGGTTACACCATCGGTTTCAGTCACTCCTTCTGTTAGTGTTACTCCATCAATAACACCAAGTTCTCCTAATATTACACCATCTGCTGATGTTGCACGAAACATTACATTTAATTATGATGTTTGTGAGGGAGAACCGGATCGATTCATAGTCACATATAAAGAAGTTGTAATTATAGATACAGGCTTTATTGGCTCTGCTGATTATGCTTATGGTGGTAGTAAACGTCAACAGTTTATTTCTGCGCTAATAACCCGTAATATAGATTATAGTAGCTTAACATTGGCTATTGATGGTTACCCCAAAATCGATACATCTCTTACAGGGAGTGTCACTATTCGGCTAGATTGTCCTAATACTCGAGATGCTTATGTTACGGTACAAAACCCGTTAGATGAATTACCATGTTGGAAGTACACTTTAGAATGTCCAGTTCGCGTAGTACCTTTATCACCTAGTGTAACACCTACATTATCAGTAACTCCTCTAATTTCACAAACACCAGTACCTACAGTTTCTATTACCCCAAGCTCTACACCTGATAGTCCTGCAGTAACACCAAGTGTATCTATCACTCCATCAGTATCTATTACACCGGTGATTAGTAACACGCCTGTACCTACAGTTTCTATTACCCCAAGCTCTACACCTGATAGTCCTGTAGTAACACCAAGCACATCTACCACTGCTACACCATCTTCAACACCGGTGATTAGTAATACCCCTCTACCATCTGTATCACCAACACCGAGTATATCTATTACACCAAATTTATCTCAGGTAGCTTCACCAACACCATCAATTACATTAAGTACATCAGTTACCCCGTCTGTTAGTAATACACCGATACCGTCTATATCACCTACTCCTAGTGCAACACCTAGTGCCTAGATATTACCCATTCTATGTTCAACTTCAACGTCACGAAGCATTGAATGAAAACGCTCTTGGATATACTTTTCAAAAGCAAGAGGCTTAATCCACTTGGTATTAGCCTCTGGTACATTGGCATTCAAAAGCTTCTCATCAACAGCTTGAATTCCTTCAACTAAACACGCCCATCTCGAAAATTCTGCTTGAGTCATATACTCAGTCGTACCATTCTTAAGCTTCATTTCGATATTATCACTATTATTTGTATTATTCATATACTTATTATACGATAGTTCCTTTACCCTGTTATTTCTTCAGGATCTGTCTGTAACACTGCACGTATTTGCGCATCTAGTTTGATACTATTGTTACATTTAGGACATCTATGTATATTATCGGAGTTCATAAAGACCTCCTCTTCAAATACATGGTTTGTGCAGGGACATTCTACTGAAACCCTACTTAGCTCCAAAAGATTGTCGAGATTAACTTCAAATTCACTATATAACGCGTCTTTATCAAGCTGTAAACGTGAATTAGTAATCCAAAACACTATAAATTGAATACCTGTAACTAGAGAAAATGTATTCCAAAAGCCTATGAATTCTTTAAGTCCAAACGCGAATAACGCTGATACAACAGCGGTAATTAATATCGATTTTACCATTATATAGATATTTTAGCTATATCTTTGGGAAGTTCAAGTATTAAGTTGTTAATTTTATCAATTTTACCTTGCAATTCCTCAACATTATTTTTATCTACACTACCGTTCTCTTTAACATTACTAAGCATTCTATGTACATCAGCTAAACATACAAATGTATTACCTAATACTTCAGTAATACGATCAAGCTCAAAGGGAAGTTGTGGTGGTGCTTTTTGATTTTTTTCATCTTCTTTATACTTTGCTTGTTGATTATCAGTATTAAGTATTTGCTGTATAGGGGTATTGTCAGGCCTAATAGAATAAGGTGAAGAATATCCAGAATTCATATGTAATTATTTAGTCGAGAGCATAAATAATTACATGACAAATTTCGAAAAGAGGTTCTTTAAAGTACTCAAAGAAAATGACGAAGATAAAGAAGCATTTGAACTTGAGCTTGATGATGATACATCTGCAGAAGATTTCGACGTTGATGTTGAGGCAGATGCAGATGCAACTTTAGACATGAACGACCCTGCAGCGGCAGCAGCTCAAGCAACAGCTGAAGTGCATGCTCAGCAAGTTAACACTCTTAAAGGTTGGATTGCATCTGGTGATGAATTTCTTAAAATGTTAAATGACGCAGAAGATCCTAATTCTGTTCAAGCAGTTTTAGCTAATGCACAAGCGGATACGATATTTGATCGAATGAAACAATCAGAACAGCGTAAGATTGCTCGTGTCGCGACTGAGTTAGCTTCACTTAATGAATCGTTTAGAGGTTATCTCGCTCAAACAGATAACGCTCAGTTTAGAGGAGTCTAAACATTATTAAATCTTTTAATTTCAGTCATCTTAACAATACCTTCCAGTGAATGGAAGGTATTTTTTTGAATAAACTTCCAGCTAATCTCATCTTTGTTAGCAGCTATAGCTAAATCATTAAAGTCTTTATACTTTTTACCAAGTGTTTCCGGCCATATAAACACTGCCTCTCCCTGTTTCAGTAAAGCTTCTGACTTTATCATCGATGCTCTATCACCCCACTGAGAGTCGAGTATCCACACCTTATTATACCATTTTAACGTGTTAGTTAGCTGCTCTTCTTGACGTTGAGTAAACGATCTACCCCTCTCGGTAATGCCAGCAACAGCTACTGAGTTGCGAACAAAAAACGCATCAATGGGCCCTTCAAATATATACACATTATCGTGATCACTAGATACTTTGTCGATATTAAATAAGGTTTTTTCTGCTCCTACCTTACCTAGATACTTAGGCTTAGTTTTTAAGTCTGACGTCTTTACAGTACGGGTTTGATAAAACTCAATTTCCCCATGCTCATTTATAAACGGTATTGTTATTCTATTCTTATGAACTTTATCTGTTAATGAAACGTAAAGATTATCAGGTCTATTAACAGCAGTGTCTAATTTTCGCGACTTAATAATATGGTTACACGCTCTAACAATAATATTATCCTTATAAAAGGATTGCTGCATATTATCTGAAAGATTAATACTATCCCCTGGTAGTGTTGAGACTTGTATAGTTGGTCTAACCTCTTCGTCTTTACCAATATCTATTGCAACGTCATAATCCTTTACTTCCTCAATAATATCTTGATTAGTACAGCCACTTACCTCTTTAATCCACTTGATCGGTTTACTCGACCAACCACAATTATGACAGTAGATGTTATCATTTTCTGGAATATAATAGCATCTACGCTTCTTTAAAGACTCTCTACATATCGGGCAAGAACATTGATATACATTATTAAAACGATTATATATCGGACTACGACCATATTCGTAGAACTTAGCAATAATGTACTCTCTAGGTAATGAGATCACAAAGGTATTATATACTACTTAAACATAGATAGCAACTTACTCGATAACACAAATAAGCTATGCCACTGGTCTTTCTTTTTAAGAATATTACTAAGTTCATATTCTTCACAGTAAGTAACGAATTCAGACCACCTGGGTGTAACAGTACTATCAAGCTGTTGCTGGTAATACTCTTTCTCACTATCATGATGCATCACTTCTTGTAGATTGAACACAGTCATATTTTTTGTAAAGATCTCTTCCTGCTCATCTGTTAGGGTAAGCTCACCATCAAGCCATTTTCGAACTTTAGCTTTACCAAATCTAGGAATACCTGGAACATTATCAGACTTATCACCCAAAAGACATTTAGCGTTAAGCCATTCATTTTTTGTATAACCAGTATCCTCAGTAAAGGTCTCAAGAACAAACTCACGCTTGCGAATAGCATCATATAGAATAGTATTCTTATCAACTAATTGAAGAAAGTCTCTATCAACAGATACAATTACCTTATCACCCTCAAAGGTCTTACAGATATAAGCCACAATATCATCAGCTTCACGTTCTCGAGGAAAAATAGAAGGTATACCTAAACATGAAAGTAGCTCTTTAATGCGATCATTCTGATGGTGAGGTGTACTATCACTTGAGCGGTTACCCTTATAACCATCTAACTGCGCTTTACGCACATTTGGTTGATAATCCTCTTTCTCATCCCAAACTACAATAGTTTTAGTAGGCTTAAACTTATTTGCATACGAGTAGATAGCATTAAGAGTAAAGTAAATATGTAATCGAGCAATTTTTTCTACATCTTCAATATCCTGACGCTTACTTTGATTTTTAGCAGTCCACCATGTTCTATGGATAAGATTATTACCGTCAATTATTAATGTTTTCATTTTTACTATATTGTGCTGCGCAAACCTCAAAGATATCTCGTGAGAGTTCCTCTACATACTCAATTATATCAGAGTTCCTTCCGAATGACCATTTATCTGTGGGTACTAAAACATTTTTCATTTCAGGCACAGAAAGGCACCCAACTCCTTTGTCTGTTATCTCGCAAACAACAAACATTTGACCTACAAAATCGCCTGTCTGTACTGCATATGTCTGTCTCTTCTTAACTGGATCCATTACCATATGTACTACCTAAACTACCCGCCATAAAAAGTCTAATTGCTAAGGTATCTAAAGCATCTAGTTGCTGATCTGATTTAGCTCCTTTAATTAGTATCGTTTTTCCATTAATATCATACCCAAATATATAAAATGAGTCTAAATATTCTGACACTATACTTTTTAATTTATCTCGTAACTCATTCTGATCCTTATATATTTTAAGTTGATCAGACTGTAAGTTTAGAGCGTCATTTAAAAGTTTCTCCAAACTCTTATCTGAATGCTCTTCACTTTCTTCACTCATGCTTTTTATATTTAGTCACAAAATCATTATCATCCACATGTAATATATTACGGTCATTTAACCGTTCAATTACTACGTCTATTGAACTAGTTTTCAAGACATAACCTCTTGCGAAAAGTTGATTACCATCTTCAAAACTAAATAAATATTCTCCTCTAAATGGCCTATCCTCAAAACATGTAATGTATATAGATGCACCACTTGGATCTACTAAGATCGTCCACTTACGTGAATCCTTGTCACTATATTTGTGAAACATCCGTAGTACAACATATCCTGCATCTTTAAGACGCTTAATAAAATACCCAGCCGTTTTAAGTTTATTCTTTTGGTTTTTTGGTATCATTGAGTAAGAGATGAAACAATATATTTAAGCTTAATATCTTCTGCAACTTGATCAAACACAACTACACCATACTCTTTATTAATACTTACAGTGAATTCACCACTAATATTATTCAGTAGTCTGACGTTATCAAAGTTAATTGGTATAGGTGCTAATTCTTGATCAACATTACCAATACACATTGTAAAGTTATCTGTGTTATGTCTTGACCTATCAGTAAGCTCAGCCATTAATCTATAACCGTCTCCTACTCGTTGATCTTCAGTATAAAAATAAACTTTATTGGTTTCTGAAGCAAATACTGAACCTTTAAAGATCTGGTTAAGAATGTTCTTATCTACCTTAAAACTTAAATCGTATTGAAAGGAGTTAATCTTCTCAATATTAAGCCCAGGCTTAGTTAAGAACCCGTCGTCAAATAGATGGTACTTAAACTTAACACCATTTCCTTTATACGCGATATTATTCGAGTTAATTATAAGATCAATCTCCTCATCACTAATAGTATCAAGTACCCGTGTTAACTTCTTAACATCAGGGATATTAAGAGTTGAATAAAAACTCGATGGTACTCTATACTCTGCACATAGTATTAGAGTATTGTCAGTAGACGCAACAAGACTCGACATCTTGTCACGATCTACCGTTACAATAGAACTCTCACTTATCTTGGATAAAGAATCCAAATAAGCGACGAAGTCAATCGGCGACTTTAGCTTTAGCTGATTTACGTTTTGGTCGGACATTACTACTCTCTAATTGTAGCTTAATACCTTTCAATAGCAAGTTAGTTTCCTTCTGTAGCTCTACTAACTTATCAATGGCTGATGGCTCACTAAAGTCAAACTCCATTGTTTCTGCGGAACGTATACCAATTGCTGGATCTGCTGGAGCAGCTGCTGGAGCAGCTACTTGCTGAAGTTCTGCCATTGCTTGCTCTGGGGTAATTGGGGCTGGTGCAACTGGTGTAGATACCACTGATTGATCAGGCACGGGTTGAGGTGCCTGTTGAGGTTGTGGCTGGTGATTAGCTGGTACTACTGGTGTGCGTACTAAATTTTCTACCATAGTTTTTATTTCAGTAGATTTTGGAGCGAGGTTTCCAGATGACCCAACAAGCATTTCATCTTGCTTTTTAACCTGCCCATAGGTTTGGCCCATCAACTGCATAACAGCAGCTTTAGCCTCTGGTGTCATTTGTTCCATAATTAAAGATCAGCAAGTAGTTCATCAATATCATCCTCAACTGAACTTTCAACAGGAGATGCTTCAACGACTGGAGCGGCGACTGGCTCTGTAGGAGCTGACCATGGCGGCGTATCTCCTGGAGTAGCAGGTGTAGCTTCCGGCTCATCTGCTTTACAATGAAAATGCTCATTAAGCATTACAGTCAGTTCATCAGTCGACTTAATCGGAAATGTCTCTTTAAGAGTATGCGTTTGACCGTATATTTCATTCTGCTGTTCTTCAGTCAAGTTTAATTTACCTGCCGAAGTAAAGCGAGATGAAACGTATGTAGGATAATCTCCTTGCTGTTCACACTTAACTTTAAAGCTAACACCCTCATCACTAAGATCGAAAATACGAGCACCAAACTCCGCTGCATCTTCTCCTTCGATAGCTTCGGTAATAATCTTGTGAATTTGTTTACCGTAACGAAGCATTTTTACTTTACCATTATTTTCTGGATTAGTTGGATCGTCAACAACATATACATTAACTAACCACTTTTCTGTACGACGAAGAGCGGATGCTTTTTCCTTTTCATCATCCGAACCAGTACGAGACAAACGGAAACGTTCCTCGTTGATAGGACAGCGTTCACCGAATGTTTGTGGGCTTAGAGCCTGAACATACTGACCGGTAGCGAATGAATTCCACCCCATATTGTAATAATGGAAAAACGTATCTACAGGAGACTTACCATCAGGTAGAAGTCTTACAGTATACGTATTACCAGGCTTGGTTTGCATAATCTCAGAGAACTTTGACTTACCTTCACTACTTGAAGCCAAAGCACCTTTGATACTTTCGAACATAGACATATTAAACGCACTCATATTTTTTTAATTTTATTTTATTACTTTTTGTTTTCAACTATTAGTTTTACTTTTTGTTTTGTTTCTCTGGCTTTTGCTTTTAATATTGCTGAGCCGTAGAATTTTGTTCGCGTACTTGCGAAAATTGTTTGGAAATCTTTAACGATAAAGTCGAGCACATCTTTTTCAATGGCTTTAATTGTAGATTCGACTTCAAGGGCATGTAATGTATAGAAGTTTAACCTATGTTCTTGCAAATGCAATAGGCAAGTGGGCATATTGTTGGTATAATGTTCTGTATACTCTTCTATTGTAAGAGAGTTCCTTATGCAGTATTTAGCAATAAACCTAAATCCTTCTTTTACCGTTTCAATTGTATCTTCATTGTCTGGATTAGACATTTCCCTCTCTTTCATATAGAGAGAGTAACATTTTAATGCTTTACGGGAGTTAAAGAACTTAAGATCAAAGTATTCATCTTTTGAATATACTTCATATGGTGCGGCAAACCAATCTCTATAATTAATATGGTTATGCTTTGCTAAAAATGCAGAAAGTTTTTTTAATGCTACAAAATCTGTATCTTTTAGCTTAGAAAAATCTTTACGAAACCGGGTTGGCTTGTTTTGTGCTGAACGAGAAGCATATAAATAACTATTATATATGCTTTTTTCTCGTTCAGTTATCATTTTGAAATATTCGCTTATTTTGATTTAGATACTTTGTGATATATTTTGACTCAGCTATTTGAGGCTCAAACTCTATAAACATTGTAACCATTTCAAAGTCATTATCAACTGTTAAAAGTGTTTTAAGTAGTTTTCTAATCTTTTCTTCCTTTAGAACTAAAACAAAAATGTTTTGAAGCGATAATCTTTTACCTTTTAGTAGGCAACAGAACGTGCAAAAGCAAAGCAATAAATGCTCAAGTTCTCGCTTGGTGATATCCCCAGAGGGTGATGGTACACTTGGCTGTCTCATTGTAATGGTTGAAATGTTTTACTAAAATTCATAAATTTTTCTGTTAACTTACCGCCAGCTAATTTATGTGAACCTCCTCCGTCGCAAAAATTTACAGCTATCACAGAAAGGTCAGCTTTACATCCAGGATTTTTCCTAAATGATACTAAATGCTTGTCTAAGTTCACCATTATTGCAATATCAGCATCATACTTATTAACTAAATAATGTCCTACCTCATTAATATGTGAACTAACAAATGTTGATATAACTTTGTAACCCTTTACATTACCTACAAATTTTGGGTTATTTAATTGCTCTGCAAACTTCTTAAAAAATAATTTAATTGAATTTTTCTCATGTATATTATACTCACGCAACCCATCTTTAAAGGAGATAATAAACTTCTCCCATTTTGGTTTATTATATGTATAATAAATAGCATTTAACCTAGCTGGTTCTAACTCATTCGGAAAGTCAAATGACCAACAATCATATTGATCGATTAAATTTATTAGTGCTTCTAATCTACTATCTAAATTAAGTTTAGACTTAAACTTATCAGCAATTAACTTGGTACATGAACTATATTCTGTTACTACTGATTTAGCCTTTGTATATTTCGATGCAAAAGGTACATGTAATTCATGGTGATCAATAACAACAACATTATCTCTATTAATTGCTTCTGCTTGTTCTTCATTTAAACAAAGATCACAAACAAATATTTTATCAAAATGATCTAATGTATTCCACCGACTTTTAAATTCGTTGAGAATGGTTGCTTCAGTTGTTTCAACAGTAATTACATCATGACCTTCATACAATCTGTTCAGTAGTAATGCGGAGCCCGCACCGTCTAGGTCTGTATCTGTGAAGATAATGATGTGCACATACTTATTTACTGCACACTTCTTGAAAGTCCAGCCAATGTATTAAGCATTGAATCGTCTTCCTCTAGATCAATATCATCCGCTTGCTCGATAGTTAATGTAGAATAATCTATACGCATAGGCTGCGTCATCCCACGTGGGCCGTAACGGTTCTTCATCATGCCAAGTCTAATAATACCCAAGTCTCTATCCTCATCGTTCTGGAAAATCGACATAATAACATCTGCAGTAGCAGCCAAGCCAATCGATTCAGAGATAGTAGCAAGATCGGGATTGTCTTGATCAAAGCCAGCTCTATTCAACTGAGTAGCGCTAATAATAGGGCAATTGAATACGTAACTAATAGCTCTTACCTGCTCAGTTACATTCTTAATACGCTCATAGGAGTTATTGCCTATAGGACTATGAATGAGATTGAGGTAGTCAATAACAATCGCGTCTAACTTAATGCCTTGATCAGTAAACTTCTTTGCAAAGGCTTTAATAGTATTAGGAGTGATAGTAGATGGTGGAAATTCCTTAATGTAGATATTACCAGGCGATTCAGTAATAGCTGCTCTTAACGACGAGCCATTAACCGCCATCTCTTTCATAGGTATCTTGGAAATATTAGTACAAATACGTCTTGCATAAAGTAGCTCAGACATCTCTAACGTAATTAACAATACGTTTTTACCTTGCTTAGCAATATTAGATGCTATATTACCTAAAAATATAGATTTACCAATATTAGTTTCACCTGCAAAGACGTATAACGATTTACCAGCTTGTAAGAAGCCACCATCTAAAGAATCATCTAACCACTCCCAGGTAGAAGGAATTTTATCCTCCACTGTAGTTAAGTCAGCAATAATATCGTCAATATTTGACTTAACGCCAAGACCTAAATCGGTTACTAAGCTAATATTGCAACTCTTCTCAAACTTATCTAAAATAACAGAAGTATCAACATCGCCGGCTGAAATATCTTCTGCAGCTTTTAGCATCGTATGGTATACTGCTTTCTCTTTTAAGAACTGCTCTGTATTCTCAATCAGCTCATCCTTATTAATGTTTTTATCAATCTCAGAAAAAGAGGTAACTAACCTTTTGAACGAATCTTTTTGCTCGTCTGTTACTAGATATTGCTTAATCTCCGTCGTAGTTGGTAGCTCGTTACGCTTATCGTTAAAGTCTTTAATGATAGTAAAAACACTAGCTATGTCTTTACTCTTAAAGTATTCTGGTTGTACGATATCAGCTATAGTCGACAAATAGCCGCTATCTGTTAACGCATTATACATCAACACGTTTTCAAAATAGTCGAGATTTAGCTTACCCATCCCACTTATAATAATAAACTACTTTGAAGAATCAACTATATCTGCACAGTTTTACCAACATACTTTTTATACTTATCTAAAAACCATGTTTGACCATCTGTCCAATCTTTTGTGAACTCTCTAAGCCCAGGTGATGCATGAGTAACATACGCATCAATAACACCACATTTAAACCCAGCCAATGACGCATCAAGTGTATATGATAAGTCGTAAAAATGAAACCCAGCTGGACATGTCTCGTCAAACCTAATTTTTTTAAATGCTTTACGAGATATAGCAAGAAACACACCATCCATTATTACAGACTGATGTGGGTAAGATCCGAAAGCAGTCATAGACTTTTGAGTGCCATGTAAATGAGCAACAGCACCATGTAAATGACTACTACCAAAACCACCACCCATTAAATGCCAGAGTGTAGGTTGTTGTACTTTAATTTGCGATGCACCAGCTACTCCCAACACATCATAATTCTTAAAATGATCTTTTAGTTTATCATAATCAAAATTTTCTAGAATTATATCATCATGACATAAAATAATATGATCAACATTTTCCTTTATTGCAAAATCAATAGCTTTATTGTAAACCTGCTGTAGCGGTTTCTTATTATGCTCTTTGAAAAATACCTCAGTGTCATCATCTTTCGTTTGCCAAATGAGAGTATCTTCCTTCTTACCCTTAGTTGCGACACATATAAATAATTTATTGTTCATCTCAAATAAATAGAAATGGTGAGTCGTGTTTAAAGTTTCCAACCTTGTTAAACCTCAACGTCCTTTTATCTAAACGTCTAATCTCACCTTCTTTTAGCTCTTTATAACCTTTACCGGGCATAGTTGAATAACACCCTTTATTATTGTAATTTAATATTGAACCCACCCGAGCAATATATAGCTCGTTAGTATCACAATCAATAATAGATAGCGCAAACGATCCAGATAGCTCTTCTAACGTTTTTCTAATGTAACTAACAGGATTAGTAGATTTACTCCTACTGTCTTCCATAAACTTCTGTAATAAATTTGCTATTATAGATGTATCTACCGGATTCTCAATAAACGGTAAGTGCTTTTTACGTATATCACGATCGTTAGTAATGACCCCATTATGAAATACCATCCATGACATTGTATCAAATGGATGTGATGTTTCATATGACCACTCTCTCATGGCTGAGGTGGGGGCTTGAACATGACCACAATTATATTTTGCTTGCTTAGAGCCCTTAACTACATTAAAATCAATTTCACCTTGTTTCTTGTATATAAATTGATCGTCATACGTAAGTTGTACGTAGCTACTAGCAAAAGTTCCACGATCTTGATTAGCGGCATATAATACCTCTAGCATAGATTTCTCTGGAGCTCCAAAAATCGCACACATTATACTATAATTTAATCTAACCCTATAGTTTTTCCAGTTGGATGTCCATATCTTTGCGTATTCGTGCTGTTAGTTCCTTACTTTCTTCTATTTTACCATAATAAAGTCTAAACTCACGAGGTATCCTCCAGAAGAAGTCCATTACACCAGTAACTTCATGATAAGCGAATGTATAGTGCGGATATTGCACTCCATCAACTTCAATCCAACGCTTACGTTTCTTTTTCTTCTTCTCAATACCCAATTTCTTTAGAGTATTCTTACCAAGACCTCGTACTTTAAAAAGATCCTCACTACTACGATACGGTCGCATACCGACAATGTTTTTTGCGGTTAACTTACCAACTCCTGGCAGAGCTCGTAGCTCTTTATCATTCATATTATTGAAATCCTTATAACTCAGCTTCATATTCTATATTAATTATAACTAAGTTCCTTTTATTTGCAATTTTTTAATGTATTTTACACTAGTGTTAATAAATAATATCAATGAGCTCGTTCGATAACTTCTACACCAGGTTACAATCTTTAAATGAAGCAAGAAAATCTCCTGTGGAGGCTTTAGTTCCTGGTGCTACCGGTGTTACTAAGCAAATGCGATCAGCAGGGTTAAGTTCTGCACCATTAGACACCATAAGATTTATTAGAGAGTTATTATTTAACCTAGATGTTATTTCCGAAGAGGAGTTAAATGTTGTTAAGATGGGTAAAGGCTTTACCGGTAAAAAGCAAGCCATGCTTAAAGTACTACAAGATAACCAAGATGCAATTAATGCTAAATCAGATGAAATTTCACAGAAGATTGAAAGTACTTTAGATGATTTTATTTCAGGTATGGGTGCTAACCGCTCACGGGAAGAAAAATATGCTGCTCAAGCCGCTGCTCAAGAGTTAGCTGCTCAAGCACGTGCTGCTAAATCCGGGAAAGAGATGGATGACGCACTTGCTGATGTTATCTCTGATGAAAAGCTTATTATTAAAGCATCACTTGCTAAGGCTATTCAAGAATTGGAAGACCTTCCTGGAGGTGAAGATATTTCACCGGATGTTCTTAGTGAGATTAAGAAGTTTGCTCCAAAAATTAATACTATCGAGCAACTCGAATCGTTTGTTAAGCAACTTAGTGCAATGGAAGAATATCAATTGCCAGCTGCTTACCTTTCCAGTACTGTTAAGGCAATCAAAGGTGGTATGGAGGATATCGAAATGGAAGATCAAGAAGATCCAGATCATGGATTTGACGCTACAAAATCAGATCTTGATAAAGATGGTAAGATTTCCAAATATGAGCGTACGAGGGGTGAAGCAATTGCTTCTTCAATGAGTAAAGAAGATAATGAGAACTTGACTCAAACGCAATTAGACGCTGGTGATCGTCTTAGTGCTATGTATCGCAAAGATATGCTAGCTGATATTGATAAGATGCATAAATCTATGGTTGGTGATGGTACCGATCTAACTACTGGCACAAAGTTCAGTGATGCTGAAGTATCAGATCTTTATAAGCAGGCCGCTGAAAAGAATCTTTCTAAATATAACAGAATTAATAAGCAGAGCAACGGTAAACAGCAAGATAGAGTAGATGTAGCTCAGAGTATTTTAGATAATGTTATCAAAACACAAGCAGATAACAAGCAACCACGCGCGGTTGAGAATGCAGAAGATCCTAATATTGAGGCATTGGCTCAGGTTGAAGTAGAAGAACTTGGTGATGGTGAATTACCTGATGATTACCATGAAGATGCTGAGCAAGAGATTAAGGTAGGGTCAATGCTTACAACTAACTACAATGAAGTGGTTCATGTTGACAAGATAGATACTGAATCTGATATGAAGGGTAGACCAATCTACTACTGTACAGATAAAGACGGTGGTGAGCATGTTCTTTATCCGGAAGAAGTCCTCGCTGTATCACCAGAAGATGGTGAAAATCCAGAATTCGAAGCTGCCTTAACAGCAGCGGATGACATTCATGGTGGAAATCCTGGCTCGGGTTATGAAGAGTATAAGAAGATGATCGAGGCTAAACTTGGTCGTCCTTGTACACCTGATGAGTGTGACGATATCAAGATTAAGATAGATCACCATAGTTTCAAAGGTGAAGAAGCTGACATGAAACAAGTCGCCGAGAGTAAGTACACAACTGCTGACTACCTTACTGATATCTATTCATCAGTTGAGCCTATTGTGGAAAGCACAGTCAACGAAAATGGTCAAACAACTCCTACTCGTCAATACCTTGTTGAAAGGTATGAAGAGGCCATTGAAGATGTCTACACATCACAATATCTAATTGAGCAAAAAGCTCAAGATTCTTTACCTAAACAAAAGAAGGAAAACAATCTTAGCTTTAAAGAGCGCTTCCAGCCTAAGACTAACTGGCAACTTGAAGAAGTTCGTCGCTACGGTCTTTAGAGCTTCTTACAGCCTTTAGATAAGTATAGCTCGTTCAACTTAGATTGCTGTACATATTGAATAGGGTCTTGATATCCGGCATCAACGAAGCCCTTCACCCTCATACTAGAGGAAGGTGTTGTAGCATCTGCTAGTCCGTCTTTCCTATTAGAGTAACACGTCCAAGTATTACTAAAATCGACACCTAACCGTACTCCTTCTTCAACGATAGCCTCTTTACTCATTGTAAGCAACGGGGCTTCAATATTGATACGATGCTCTCGGTTAAGAGCAATTAATGCATTCATAGAGTCGACAAACTCGTTAGAGCCATCCCAATAACCAGCAAGGCTATCGACTTCAGCTGCACCATACCATACAGTATCAGCACCTTTAGCCTCAGCATAAGCACAACCAATAGTATTAAACAACTGATTACGAAATGGGACATAACTTACAGGTTGAGCATCACCAGCCATCTTACTAATATCTGGATTGTCGATATCTTCATTAGTAAGAGAAGAGGTAGGAGCTAGGTGCTTAATGAATCCAACATCAGCTATATAATGAGTTACTACTAAATCCGAAACTTTAGCCTTTACCGCTTCTATCTGACTCGATACACACTTTAGTTCACGCTTATGACGTTGACCATAATCGTATGAGATAAGATGAATTTCTCTAAATCCTCTATCTACTGCCATATGTAGTAGGACTACTGAGTCCATACCACCTGATATGCTTAATACTAATTTACTCATTTTTATCTAAGGAATCTTTTAGGATTTCATTCTCTTCTTTAGGAACTACTACCTCTTCTTCTACCTCATCTGGTACTTCACTCTCTTCACCACCACTATAGGCCCACTCAGTCTTGATCTTCTCTTCAAGTACCGGTAGGATCGTATTCTCCCAAAGGTCAATATCCTTACGGAAGTTCTTATAGTAACCAATCTTCTTACCATCGGGTAGTTGATAAGTAGAACCAGTTTGAATAACAGCACCTACACCTACAGCAAGGTCAAGTAGACCATAATAACGGTCAAGTCCAGTATGAAACGAAAGGAACATTTCACCTTGAAGGTATTGCTTAATGAATCGATTCTTACGAGTAAGAGCTCTAATAAGAACACCTGCATAGTTCTTCTGACCTACCGCGGTTTCAGCATCCATAGTCTTACCACCATCACTCTTCATAGGCTTACGAGCCAACTGAACAGTTACAGAAGGCAAATACACGATTGACTTACCACCAGGCATATGCTTCTCAATAGAAGGAAACATAGCAGCTGGATCATCATAAACATGGTTAGTACATAAGATAGTAGTCTGAGTTGTAGCACCCAAGTTAGTACAAGTCTGCATAAGAGACTTCATCGCACGCGCTTTACTACCCATATCAGAAGAAGTACTCTCTTTACCCATACGACTATGCTCAAGTTCTGATTGAAGATTACCAAGCGAGTCGATAGCTACAATAAACTTACCTTCTAGACCTTTTTCCTTAACTGAAGTAAGGAACTTATACAACGCGTTACGAGTCTGCTCGATAGTAACACATGGCACATACTTCACTTTACTAATATCAAGACCAATACGAGCTGCTCCCTCAGGATCAACAGCGTTCTCCGTATCAAATATAACTGGAATCAAACCCTCCTTTTGTGCATTAGCTAGAATCTTGAGAACGAACAATGTCTTACCAGTCATAGACTCACCACCTAACATTGTTACTCGACCTTTAGGAATACCACCATGAATAGAACCTGAGACAATAGCATTAAGAACATAGCTACCTGTATCAATCCAACCACCTACACGCGACAACGTACTATCTTCTAAGTATGTTGCAAACGGATTTACTTTATCGATTGAATCTAACGCCGCTAGCGTATCTTTATCAAAATCACTCATATACCAATTATATGAACCGAATTGTATTAATCAACCGGTGGTTTGCTAATAATTCTATACCTCAAAATAGCGCACATAATAAAGATAGAGAATGTACCACCAACAAGACAATTAAATACAAGTGCTATTTTAAACCCAATGTAAAATTGATACATGAACAAGCATATATATCCAATTGTTGTGAGAACAAACATGTTCAATGATAAGTCATCTACTCTCTTTGTACGGACAACTTTTATTAACTGAGGTACGTAGCTGGATACAAAAATTAAAGAGTAACAGTACCCTGCCCAATAACCAATAGATTCTAATATTTCCATTTATTTAAGTTCTATGTCGTAATTAAAATACTCAAAATCTTTTTCATACGTTTTATTAATTATATCCCGTAATTTTTGATTTATATCAGAACTATTAAATATTTTAGAAGTTTTATTTTTATGACTATTAATCACAACTGGTAATTTATATTTTTTCATTAGCATATTAAACTCTGAGTTTAAATTTTCAAACCTCAACACTGATATAGGTATCTCATTATCTGTATAATAATATTGCGGCGTATAATGATTACCAATTTGATTATAATGAATAATTCTTCCAATCAAATAATTATTAAATTCTTCTTTTGTAAATTTGTCGCGTATTTTTTTTGCATATTGGCTTCCATCGCTACATTTGCAATGAAATTCGGATATAATTCGTGTATATGGATTTCTTACAACTGTAAACCAATCGTATTTTTCTATAAGCGTTAAATGTTTATTTGATAATGTTTCATGCCAAAAACCATATTCTTTATGGTGGCGACCCCATAATATATTACACTCTTTAGCTTCATCTTCTATTGTAGTTCCGGCAGTTTTAGTTATATGACTAAATTTTAATTGTTTCATATCTGACCTCTCTTCCGGATTTCAACCTTATCGAGAATTGACTTATTAAACTCTTTATCACAATTCTTCATGTTAGATAACCACCCTTCTTGTTGTATAGCTCCCCGAAGAATTAATCTTGTATCATTATTTGATTTGAGAATTGAGTATGGATAAAAGCTACACTTATGATTCTTCGCGAGTACTCTCTCAATACACTCCTTAATATAAGTCTTAATGTTATCACCTTTTTTAAAAGGTTCTGCTGTCTTAAAGGATGTAGCCCATGCAGTTATACGCGTTCCTTCTGCAGATTCTAATATGCTTCCGGGGGTTGGCATGTATTGATCATAACCAAGCTCATCACAAACCTCTAATAGAATATCATAGAGCTCACTATCTTTTAAAATTATACTCATAATCAAAAAACTACCGATATATATCGATAGTTAATTTGGCTCGGGTACTTGGATTCGAACCAAGGACCTAGTGGTTAACAGCCACCCGCTCTGCCGCTGAGCTATACCCGAAAAAGGTTAATTAGCTTCCTTACCATCATCACCAAACAACTTAATCACCTCTGGCTCTTCAGTCGCTGCTGGTGCTGGGTTATTAATAGCACTATACTGCGCTTTAATCTGTTCGGTAAGAGAGACATTTGATGTTGCAATAGCCGACTTATAAAACGTCCAATCATTTTTTGTCCTATCACCTTCAATAAACTCCATAAAAAGGTAAGGAAAGGTTTGTACTTGAAGTTGCCCTGACTGTTGGTCAGGCTGAACATGTACAATAACTGGATTTTTTAAAGTAAGGGTTTCGTCTGTTTGAGCCGTTTCAACTCCAATAACAACTCGCCCAACTTGATCAACAATAGTAGTAATTTCTTCACTCATACACTGCTATTATAACATATAACATCTATTGATCAACTGTTGATTTACCTTTTTTATTTCCTAAATATCGTTAGTGTCAAAGCGAACCATATTTTTACATTTACCAGCCTATCGCGACCCAGAGTTAATACCAACTATTGAGGATGCTTTGAATATGGCGGAGTTTCCAGAAAGAATACATTTTGGTATTTGCCGGCAATATAATCCAGAGGATGGTTTTGATGATTTATCTAAATATAAGGATGATCCTAGATTTAAAATAGAGGAGATCCACTATACTAAAGCCAAAGGTCTACCTTACGCTCGGGCATTAATAAATGATACTCTTCTTACTGATGAAGACTTTGTATGTCAATTAGATTCGCATCATAGATTTACAAAAAATTGGGACACTACCTTAATTAAATGGTATGATAAGTTAGTTGACGATGGTTATAATCCTGTTATAGGTGGATATTCACCACTGTATAATCCCTTTAATGATCCAGAGGAGAGAGTTCAAGAGCCATGGATGTCGCATGCAGCATGCTTTTATCCTTTTGGAACTATCTTTATTAGACCTGGGGCTACACCCAACTGGCAAAATTTAACGAAACCATACCCCGCTCGTTTTTTAAGTGGTCATTTTGCTTTTGGTCCAAATAAATGGGCAAGAGATGTAAAACACGACCCTAACATATTTTTCGCGGGTGAAGAATTAAATTTAACTGTTAGAACTTATACTCATGGTTATGATTTATTTCACCCACATAGAGTAGTTATATGGCATGCTACTATGAGAGAAGAACGAAGTGGGATGTTAGTGTGGGATGATCAATATAAAAGAGGTGAGAATCAATTGAGTATTGGTAATGACCTAGCACGTTCTCGTATCAGGCAGTTACTTGAAGTCGATAATAGTGGTCATGATTTAGGAGAGTATAGCCTCGGCACTGTAAGAGAGTTGAGTGATTATGAAGCGTACGCTGGTATAAATTTTAAAAATAAATCTTTTCATCAAGAAACAATAGATAATTTACCACCTACTACTCCTACCACTGATCAGTGGAAAAAGTCTTACTATCATTTAGTAAATATTACCCCTGAAATGTTGCCTGGTAAAGATTATAAAAGTATATTAGTAGCTTTCGATGATGAAACTGGTAGTGGTGTTCATCAAACGTATATTAGTGATGATAGACTTACCCAGTTTTTGGATACTAGTAGTCCGATTCACTATGAAGAAATGTTTGTAACAAACAACCCACCTGTTCGGGTAGTATATTGGGGTATATCAAAAGAAACAGGCTGGGCCGAAAGAGTAGAATTTAATTTATAAAATAAAAACAACAATAGTTATGAATAAAAAAAATAAGATAGTTATACCTATAGCCGGTGCCCCTGTAAGATATAGGCTTGAAATTATGAAGAAGGCTTTTCCTGATTTACTTGATTATATAATACTTTTTACAACTAAGACCTCTTATCCTATGTATAAAGATTATCATAATGATTTTAAATTCGTATTCATAGAAGATTACCAAGATGAATTTAGTAAAAGTAGTGATGAATTTGAGCGATTTCCAGAGTTTGAAACAGAAGAAGAATACTTTAAAAAAATAGCAGGATTTAAAGGTGCTTTTTCTTTAGATATAAGTCGGTTTATTTTTCCTTACTTAATGGAAAATGATATCTATAATTTTATTATTACAGAAACTGATTTTATTTTTAAAAACGATATAGAGATGTTAGAAAAAGTCTTTAATAGTGTACCAGAGGGCACACTATACGCCCCATGGATGGGAGACGATATATTTAGTAACAATCCTAAACTTTGGACCAATATACAGCACCTCTTTCCAGATATTAAACTTGAATATGATGAACCAATAAGGATGTGTGATGGTTTCTTAAGAGGATTCCATTTTCGTAATAAAGAAGACATGTACCTTTTTTATAAAATATATTGCGAGGCTATGAAGGATGCTATTAAAGATGACAAAATTAATAAAATTGGTACTAAATTATATTATGTTGATTATGTAGTGCACATACTTATGCAGATATTTAAAAAGCAAAAAAACTACAATTGGGAGACTTGCTATAAATTTACTTTAATCGGTGGTCAAAAAGTAGGTCACCATGTATGTAGACCTGAAGATACATTTTACCATTCTAGAGTTTCTACTTGGGAAGAAAAGTATAAGCTAGACAGAAATAATGTTACTTCTATTGAAGAGTATATTAAAAAAAATAAAGAACAACTCGACTATTATTATAGAGACCATGGGTATGTAGTTGAGGCAACTGATACTCATATTTTTACTAGTTTACAAAATTATTAACTTTTTATATAATGATGGCAAATATAGCTTTTTACGGCTCACATAACGCAGCAGTAGTTGTTGAAAAAGATAACAAAATTGTTACTGTTATTGAAATAGAGCGTTTTTTATCACAAAAAAATATTGGCGTAGCTCAATATAGCCCTGCTTATAGTAGAAAAACTATAATACCAGCAATCATAAAATATATAGAGGCGGAGTTTGGTATAAAGGAATACAATAAGTGCTATTTCATAAATGCGGATAGTTGTGAAGGTCAGGGAGACAAAGTACATCTAATTCACCATGAAGCGTCAATCCCAGCAAAAGAATTTATAGAAGGTAAGCATCATTTATCACACGCCGCTTGTGGGTTTTATCAAAGTAATTATGATGAAGCACTGATTGTTTCATATGATGGTGGTGGTAATGATGGATTTTTTAATATATATCATGCAAAAGATAGAAATAGTATAGAGAGTATATATAGTTCCGGTGAAGATTTAGGATTCCCTTATATGTCTTTCGGTGAATATCTTGGAGATATACGAAAAGAGCCTCTTAATATAGGCAATCTTGTATATTCAGGTAAAATAATGGGATTGGCTTCCTATGGTAAGTTACAACCTGAGTGGTTGGATGCATTTGAAGAATATTATAGGGCTATACCTTGTGGGCCTACATATCAAGATCATTTAGAAACATTATCTGAAAAAACTGGACTAACTTTTGATGTTAATAATAGATATACTGGACAAACAGGATGGGATATAGCTAAGACTTCGCAAATAGCTTTTGAGAACGTATTCATGAGCATTGTTAAGCCGTTTCTTAAAAAGTATCCCAATATACCACTTGTGGTATCTGGTGGATGTGGTTTAAATATATTACTAAATACTATGCTCTACGAAACCTTGGATAGAGAAGTATTTGTACCCCCGAACCCAAATGATTGCGGAATTGCAACTGGATTAATACTTAATCATATTAAACCTAAAAAGGCTTATGATATAACATATGCAGGTATTGAAATATTAGATAAAAATACTTTAATGTCTCATTACGAAGACTTGAGAGGTAAAAAATTAAATACAAAGACATTAGTTAAAGATTTAGTGGAAGGCAGTATTGTAGGGGTTGTAAGGGGTAAATGTGAGCACGGTCCAAGAGCTTTAGGTAATAGAAGTATATTGTGTAATCCAGCGTTTCCGGAAATGAAAGATATCTTAAACTCAAAAGTTAAAAATAGAGAGTGGTATAGACCTTTTGCTCCTGTATGCCGCTTAGAGGATGTTAGTAAGTATTTTAATTTTGAAGGGGAAAGCCGTTGGATGGGATTTTGCCCAACTGTTAAAGATGAGTGGAAAGAGCAATTATCTTCTATAACTCATGTTGACGGTACAGCAAGAGTGCAAACGGTCACTAAAAAACAGAATCCTTGGTTATATAATCTTTTAACTAAGTTTGAAAAAAAGACTGGTGTAGGAGTTCTCCTTAATACTTCATTTAACATAAACGGCAAGCCTATCTTATCTACATACGCTGATGCGGTTAAGGTTTATAGGGAGACTCATATGGATAGACTTTTGTTAGAAGATTTATACTTTAAAAAATAAAATTAATGAATACAAGTAAGGAAATTTTTAAAAATATATACGAAAATTTTGGCTTCGGTTCTACAGAATCTAGAAGTGGTCCGGGTAGTACAATATCGGAGACAGAGAAATTAATAGATAATATTAGAGCTATTATAAGACGCTTTAATATAGAGTCTGTTACTGACTTACCTTGCGGTGATTTGAATTGGATAAATTATTTATTTCAAGATATTAAAAGTTATACAGGATGCGATATAGTAGAAGAATGTATAGAGGATAATCGAATTAAATATCCTGAGTATAATTTTAAATGTTTAGATCTTGAAACTGATAATATTCCGGATGCTGATCTTTTAATTGTTAGAGATGTTTTAGGGCATCAACCTTTAGAAGTAGCGTTAAATATGATTAGGAATATTTTAAATTCAAATTGTAAATATTTACTATCAACAACTTGGGCATCTAAAAAGGAAGGTGTATGGGCTGTTCCGGAAGAAGGGACTATTCATAGAGAAAATGAAGGTGTTGAGTATGGTCGGTTTTATCCTGTAAATTTAATGGGTGCTCCTTTTAACTTTCCGGAACCTGAGCTTTTTATAGAAGAGCAAGTTCAAGTAGATGGTTATGATAGAGGTAATAGAAAAAGCCTATCCTTATGGGATATTAAAAAAATAAAAGATTATGTTCTAGCCAACTTAGTAGATATAAAAGATATTTCTGAAGACCCCTTAAATGAAACTGACAATAAACAAACAATTGTTACTGGTTTATGGAATATTAATCGTACCGGGCGAGATTTTGACCACTATATAGAATCGTTTAGACAGCTCTTAGAGATACCTCAAAATTTATTTATTTATATTCCTAAAGAATATGAATATATAGTATGGGAACATCGTGAACAAAAAAACACATTTGTTAAAGTTTTTGAGCTAGAAGATCTTAAGACTTTATACTTACCGTTCTGGGATCGCACACAACAAGTTAGGAATGCTGACAGTTGGATTGGTCAAGCTGCATGGTTAAAAGATTCACCGCAAGCTACTAATGAGTGGTATAATCCTATTGTACAGTCTAAAATGTTTATGCTTAATGATGTAACTATCATTAATCCCTTTGATACAGAATATTTTTATTGGTTGGACGCAGGTATAACTAATACTGTACCTCAAAGCCATTTAACATATTATAATTTATTAGACAAACTACCAGAATTTAGCAATCCATTTTTGTTTTTAAGTTACCCGTATACCTTTGATGTTTGTGAGATACATGGATTTGAATACGAAAAAATGTGCGAATATTCAAATGCTAAAGTCGAGTACGTCTGCAGAGGTGGATTATTTGGTGGTCACAAACATCAGGTAAATAAAGCTAATGCTTCATATTATAGTTTATTAGATCGATCTTTAAGTGAGGGGTTAATGGGCACAGAAGAAAGTCTGTTTACTATAATGTCATATTTAGAGCCAGAGGTGTATCGACGATATGAATTAAATATAAATGGCCATATAATGCTTTTTACTCAAGCTTTACTTGATGATAATGTAGAGTTAGCAGAACCCGCATTTGTACGCTTACCAAATGCTAAAGAATATACGGATCGTGATGTAAGTACTATAAAGACTCATTTATATATGCTTACGTTTAACTTTCCAGAGCAAGTTCTTCATACAATTGAATCTATGAAAAAAACTCCAGAGTGGTTAGATAAGCCCAGTTTATTTTTATTAGATAATTCTACGGATGAGGATGCTAAAATTCGTAATCAAGAAATAGCAAAAGAATATAATTTTGAATATATTGATTTAGGCGGCAACACCGGTATATGTGGTGGTAGACAATCAGCAGCTGAGCATTTTCACGATTCAGATGCTGATTTTATGTTCTTTTTCGAGGATGATATGACAGTTAACCCTCCGGAATTAGAAGGTCAATTTTGTAGAAATGGGTTTCGTAAATATATTCCTAATATTTATAATTTAGCTCATCGAATTATGCTTAAAGACGAGTTTGATTTTCTTAAATTAAGTTTTACAGAAGTTTATTTTGATAATGATAAGCAATGCTCATGGTATAATGTACCTCAAACAGTAAGGAGCAAATTCTGGCCAGATTATGATCAATTACCAGTTTCAGGTTTAGACCCTAATGTGCCTAAAACTAACTTTAATAATATTTACAATTTAGACGAATTGACTTATATAGACGGTGAAATTTATTACGCTAACTGGCCTATGATTGTAAGTAAAGAAGGTAATCGGAAAATGTTTATTGATACTAAATGGGCTAGCCCATTTGAGCAAACGTGGATGTCTCATATATATCAACAAACCAAAGCAGGTGAGTTAAAACCTGCAATACTACTAGCGTCTCCAATATGGCATGATCGTATTATGCATTACCAACCGGATGAGCGTCGTGAAAACTAACTTGTAATTTTTAATACCTTTATTAAGTATATTTATGAAGAATGCTTATACAAATGGTTCTGTGTTTGTTCAAATAGCGGCATATCGAGATAAAGAGTTATTACCTACATTAAAAGATTTACTCTCTAAAGCCGATAAACCAAACTTATTACACATTTGTATTTGCTGGCAACATTCACAAGATGACGAGTGGGACAATTTAGATGAATATATTGATGATTCTAGGTTTACTATACTCGATATAGATTATAATGATTCAAAAGGAGCATGTTGGGCTAGAAATCTTATTCAGCAACATTATAACGAGGAAAAGTTTACATTTCAAATAGACTCGCATCATCGGTTTGTAAAAAGTTGGGATACAAAACTTAAAAATATGTATGCAGGGTTGCAACTTAATGGCTCTCCAAAACCATTAATTACTAGCTATTTACCTGCTTATGATGTTGAAACGAGTAAGCCTATTAATTTGGATCCTTGGATGTTATCATATAACTTCTTTGCAAAAGAGGGCCCCTTGCATACTATACCGGAAGAAATACCTAATTGGAAAGGATTGGGAGGTCCAATTAAGGGACGGTTTTATTCTGCACACTTTGCATTTACAGATGGTGCATTTAGTAAAAATGTTCAACATGACCCAGAAATGTATTTTCATGGAGAAGAAATAAGTATTGCCGTTAGAGCATTTACACATGGTTATGATATATACTACCCACATCAATTAATAGCATGGCACCACTACGGTAGAAAAGCTGCTACTAAACACTGGGATGATAGTAATACATGGCAAGATGATAATAAAAAATCTTATCAGCGAGTAAGAAAATTATTAGGTATTAATAATGAGAAATTTACAAAAGAAGAGAATAAATACGGCTTAGGTAAATCACGCACTTTAAATGACTATGAAAAATATGCAGGTGTAAGATTTAGAGATCAGAAAATTCAACACTATACACAAGATAGATTATACCCTCCCAATCCAGAATATGTTAGCAAGCAAGAGTATGACGATTCATTTATAAGCTTGTTTAAATATTGCATAGACCTAAGCTACGATCAAGTACCTTACGATGATTATATTTTTTGGGCGGTCGCGTTCTTTAACACTGAGGGAAAAGAAATATTTAGACAAGATGTAGATCCAGAAGAGATCAAAAAGCTTAAATCAGATCCGGATGGTTACTGCAAGCTCTGGAGGTGGTTTGAAACAGATGAGGATATTGCTAAGTGGCGGGTATGGCCACAAAGCAAAGAGCATGGATTTGGTGATCCAATAGAAGGTAACATTTAAACGTTAATTTTCTCAAGCTCTTCTTGAGCTTTTTCTAAAGCTTCTTTTGCTTGACTTGATAAGTATGTAGACTTACCACTAGCATGTTTTAATGCACTAGACAGGTGTAGAATAGCGCGGCGCGCCGCTTCAATTTGCGGTGAGCCTATTTGACCGGCGCCGATATCCGTACCTGAAACGGTACCTTTAATTAATTTAAGAAAGTAAACAGTACTCGCTAGCTTACCTCTATTAAATGCAGGGTGAGCTTTCGGAGTGTTATCATCTTCTGGTTTATCTAAATAACTTTCAGCCATACGATTATTTACTCTACTATGCAAATAAATCAAATAGTTCTGTTTGAACATTTTCAGAAGGTTTACGGATCGACCACCCTACACTATCATAAAACCGTGCAATTGATTGAAAGAGAATCTTATCAAACATCTTCTCATAGTCAATCTTGAATAGCTCATTGAACTCAGATGGCCATTCGTATTTGAATCCCATCGACTGAAGACCGTATTTATTAGGAGTTTCAATATACATAAAGCGAACCTTATCACCAGAGCTTATACTCTCATACTTGTTACCTGTACCAAGCTTTTCTAGTATTTGATTATAGTAATAAGCTGACTTAGCATGCACTGGCATACCCTTTACTGTTTGCCATTCACGGCATTGTACCGCATGCTTTTCATAACCCTTAATACCCATAACAAACGATATCTCCTCCGGTGATAACGTCTTAAAGGTCTCATATGCTTCGTTAAAAATCTTATTAGTTTTACCCAAATCCTGTGTAGTAAGCATAGTCTCAATAATACTCTTAGCGTAAGGCTTAATAGCATTAGGCATAGTAGTGCGAACAACTTCTACACCAGTATACTTAAACTTATTCTCTTTAATACCCTCGTCATCAAGGATATGCATAACGTAACGCTTCTTCTGAAGGAACGTTGCAACATCAGCAATCATCTCACGCTTGAATACAAATCGTGGATCGTCGGTTAAGAGAGCTTTCTTAGCCCAGACTGTAATGTCATCGTTAAGACAGTCTTCAATCTCTTGAATCTTATCGTATGTTTCTTGATGAATAAGACCTTTGGATTGATCTTCCCAAAACTTAACACCATTCTTAATTAGAGGCGCAATAGAGATATAAGATGAGTCAGTATCATTATAAACAATACACTCCTCAAGATTATGCTCGGATATATTCTCTGAACCAACCTCATTACGGATAAAGTTTTTAAGACACTCGTTAGAGTACTTAATAACTGCTTGACCAGTTAGAGTAACACTTGCTGCGATGTCATCATCCCCAATAGGGGCATTTTTGTTACCCATATATCCATAACAAGAGTTAATCAAAATCTTGATAACCATTTGTTGGGTATTGAGACGCTCAACTTCGTACTTGAGGTTGATGTTCTCTGGATCTTTCTTAAGCTTTTTAGTATTAGCAAAGAGCTTCTTCTTAATCTCAACACGTTGATTGTAATAGTATTCAAGAAACTCAGGAATAATACCGCGTTTCTTCTGACTAAAAAGAAAACCAGCTTTTGATAATGTACATTTTTCATCTTTAAGGAACTTTACAAAGTCTCTTTTACTTAATGTAAACAATCTACCAGAGTTATGCTGAATAGTAATTTCTTTACCATCATTCTTCTCAATCTTACCCACCTTCGTCTCAGGCGAAGTATTAAGAGATATCATTACGTTAGGGTATAGAGAGTTAGCATCAAACGATATAATATTCTCTTTGAAACCTCGCTTGGGTTCGGCAACATACGCGCCAGGATTCTTATGATCCTTATTACCATTACGTACAAAGGTGGAAATAACCTCACCGCGCTTTCGCGCACGTATAGTTAACGCTCCGTTAATAACACCGATCGTACCCATAGCACCTTCAAGAGTAGTTAAACCAACGTAAGACAGCATTCTCAGTAGAGGAATGTATTGAAGCTTCTCTTCCAACTCAACAAGAAGGTTAACGTCTTGAACGTTGTAGTCAATAAACTTATTCCAGTCCTGATCAGCAAGTTCATGGAGAGCTAATCCTTCATAATCGATCTTCTTCTGACCTAACTCAAGTTCACCAATAGCATCAAGCTTATACGATTCTCGCAACTTAAGACAGAAACGTTTATACACATCAAGATAGTCGAGATTAGCAACACCGTCGAAGTAGTAACGCTTTTGCTCACGCCCAAATGTACCCTTACGCATGCGGAAATAAACATTCCGCAGAGGCGAGAGGCGATCTACATACTCTTGACCTAAAATACGTTCCATTCGATTAACAATGTACGGTATATCGAATCCCTCAGAGTTCCAACCACTGATAATGTCAGGATGTTGTCTCTCAATATACTTAAGAAAAGCTAAGAACATCTCACGTTCAGACTTACAGTAATGATAAATCATATCATCGCGACCTTCACCAGTATACTCGTGAATACCAAACGTATTAAACTTTTTACTAAAGTTATCCCATACTGTTATAACATTACAGACGTGAGTAGGGTCATCTACATCAGGAAAGGTATCGACAGAATAAGTCTCAATATCAATAAAGCAATACTTGATAGGATTACTATTGAACTCGGGCTTTTCGTTTTCCTCCCAATACATATCAAGAAGAAACTGCTGCGCCGGCGGTGAGTTCTCAAAGACCCGCTTAACTCCAGAGTCTTGAAGGAACTTATAGCGATTGTAACCGGTATTAAAGGAACGCTTCTTTACTTTAGTACCAAAAATAGAGGTCTTATCTCCTCTAGGATCTTCCGTATAAAGGTAAGGCTCGAAAGAGCACTCTCTACGAATACGATCACCAGTCTCGCTCCAACCAAATAAAGTAACCGTTCCTTCACGGCCATTATACACTACATTACGATACATCTAATATCATTATAGTGAAGTTCCTTAAGGGTTCCACTGTTTAAGATACTTTCGATCTGGTGAACCATATGGCGTCGTCAAGGCTTCCATATGAGCACCAATATTTTCCGGCTTTTCTAGAAACCTATTAACTCCAATTTCACGAAGCATTCCGATGTTGTTGTAATACCTCTTACGATTTTTCCAATTAACAATCCAATCAATCTTCTCTTCAAACTCTTCTGGCGTACTAAACTTTAGATCGTCTGGCGCTGTTGAATAAGTTTGCATGTCTTGACATAAGCATGGAATACCCATAGTACAAGCTTCAATAAATTTAATATCAGACTTGGAGTTGTTAAAATTATTAACAGTAAGTGGTGCTACCATTAACTGTGGGTCTAGATTAGTTATGAACTGTGGATACTCTAATAATGTTTTCCACCTATAAAACTCAATTTTACCAGACTTAACTAAATCCTGTAACGGCGGTGGATATGCTCCAACAAAAATCCATTGATACTTATCTACAGTCTTACGGATAATATGATTGACCGCGGACATATCATCTTTACCCCCAGCTTTATTCGCAACATCGTAATGTGCACCTGACCCAGTATATAGAATACGTGGTTTCTTTTTAAACTTTTCAAATGCAGATTGTATGCGTGAGCGGTTAAACAAATACCCCATCCAATTGTATGGTACAAAGTTTGGTATAACAGTTACTTTTTGATTGGTAAGTTTCGATTGAAAAAGCTTACGCATAAAATCACAAGTAAGTGTAACTTCATCACACAAGTCCATAATATCAACAACCGTCTTTCTTACTTCCTCAGTATCAAATGCAAATTTAAATTTATTATAGTCAGGAATCTCTTCACGAAATACCACATCATCAACTTCATAAATAATTTTAAAGTCATGATCCTGTTGAATCTTTTTAAGATGCTTAACAAACTCTAACTGAGCAGGAGCTGCTTGACGTTGAAGTTTAACTGCTTTTACATTTTGATACCATCTAGGTTCTGCCACCATAGCAGTAGTAGATTGACTAATACCTCTTTGTGTCATATTAATGACATTTTCAGGCCATAATATACGCCAATGACCACACCCAGAGTAGTCAGCCAAATAATTAACAAATCTAGGCATTGATTCTTCTCTTGGTCTTTCTGGCTTAGCCTTACGTTGTGGTGCAGCTGTTCCGAAAGGTTGAGCTATAGGACTACCAAACGGTTGTGGAAATGGGGATGATCCGATCATTATATTTAATTATTCTATTGCTCAGTATAGGCCACTCTGCGTGAAATGCCATTCTCTTTCTCTATATATACAACCTCACCTGTAACAGCCTTAATAGATTCTTTGCGATGAGATATAACTATAGAGCATTCATCTAACTCTTCTGTTCGTTCTTGAAGTATTTGTGTTACTAATTCAATACCCTTTTCATCAAACGAAGAATCAAATAACTCGTCATAAATTGCAAGATTATATTTTACACCACCCTGCATACGTCTCATATCTGAAAATGTAAACAGACATGCCAAGTCGATAGACTTACGTTCAGCTCCAGAAAAGTTGAAGTAAGAGCAAACTTTATTCTTTTCGTTTGTAATTTCTTCTTCGAAATATTCGTTAAAGATGCAAATGGAGTTAGAATCAAGTTTACGTAGATATGTTAGTAATTTACTATTGAGTAACTCTAATAACTTATGTACAATAAATGATTTAACACCTTCCTCTGAAACAACGTACTTGACAATATCTATTTTAGAAATATCTTTTCTAAATTTATCAACTTTTGCTTCAGTTTCTATGAGCCGCTTATTAGACTCAACAATTAACTTATCGAAATCTGTCTCGGTACTTTCTACAGATTTAAGATCTACATCTAGCTCTTCCAACCAACCATCAAGCTGTTTAATACGCTGTTGAATATTTTCTCGTTTTTGGTTAGCCAATTTAGCTTCTGATAACCTAGTTGTATGGCTTTGTATAACTTGCATACACTTAGTTTTAGCCATCTTAGCTTTATCTAAACCTTCATTAAGTAATTTAATATCTTGGCCAAATTTAATAAGTTTATCTTTAAGACTTGATTTTTCTTTCTCCATGTACTCTACATCATGATCGTCCATTGGTCGTAGACAAACTGGACATTCAGCCTCATCCGTACCTATCTTATCATATGCAGTTTTACTATGTGCTAATTCAGCCTTCTTAGTACTTACTTCAACCGTCTTTTCATTAATCTTCTCATCAACAGTTAAAAGAGTTTCATTATAATGGCTAATATCATTCTCTATTTTAGAAGTATCTAGATCTTCAAATTCCTCTAGTCTTTTACCAAGGCTATCCTTCTCGATAATGTTATGCTCTTTACGCTCTAAGTAAACTTTTTTCTTATCTGCTCTTTTTGTAAGAGCTGCTTTTTTCTGCGCAATATAGTTATTATTCTGATTCTTAACTTCTGTTAAAGTTGTTTGAACTATATCATACTCACGCTTCAGTTCGTTATATTCAACTCTAAGTTGGGCTAACATCTGACTAAACACCTCCATACCAAAGATGTCCTCAATAAACTTTCGTTTTTCAATTTTACCCTTTGCCATAAAAGGTACCGCGTTATTGACAGTCATAATAACGCAGTTTTGAAATATAGATGGGGTAGCACTAGTTACATCGCAAATAAACTTATTAGTATTTGAAATACTATCCCTTGTTATGTCTACACCATCCTTAAAGATAAACACCTTCGATGGATTTAAATTACGTATTACTTTATAAGTGTTTGTTTCTTTAGCATTAACAACTTCAAAGTCTAACTCAACATGAGTCTTACCACCTGTAATGTTATTTGGTATAAGGTCCTTTTTTAACTCTCGTAGAGTATCACCAAATATTGCGAAGTAAATAGAGTCAGCAATAGTGCTCTTACCAATCGCATTACGTCTATCCGGCTTATCTTTATTAGTACCCGTGATTACATGTAATCCTTTACTAAAGTCTACAACCACCGGCTCTTCGCCTACCGATAAGAAATGCTGTATAGCAACTCGTTTAAAATTAACCTGTTTCATTGTTTGCAACGCTCGTATAAACCTAACGTATATTCAATTATAGACTTAGCATCGTCTAAATCCATCGTTCCAATAAACTCTTCTATAGCTTGCTCTACATCCACCCCAGACAAGTCCTCAATATCCTCCCTATTATCTAAAATACGGTTAAAGTTAATATCGTAATCTATAGAGAGTTGTTCCGGCTGTAGTTTGTTAAATACAGCAGTAAGAACATCCATGTCATCCTGCGAAATATTCTTATCTACTTTTAACTTAACAATGTTATTACTAATTCTATTTTTGACTATTGGTGTAATTTCACCCTCTTCTACTAATTCACTAAGAGTTATTTTTTCGTAACATGGAGAAACATTATTTTCGAAGAACTCATACTCTAAGGTATCCAAGTCTAATATATGATAACCTTTTCGATTACCAGCATCACCAAAATCCATTTGAAAGGGATTACCAACATACAGAATAGTACCAGCACCAAACTGCTTTTCATGTCTAGTATGAAAATGACCAGATATAACTAGTGAAGATTTTTTAAGAAGATCTTTAACACGAACACCTTCTTCACAAATCTTAAAAGCATTCATTTTAAAAGTCTCAATTTCAAAGTGACCGAATATTACATCACTATCTTCAATAACCTTAGTAGGTGTATTCCATGGGCAAAAAGAAAGCTTTTTATCAAATGCCTCTAACGTCTGATATTGCTCTAATATGGTAACGTTTTTTCTATTCTTAAAAATAGATAGCGAGTTTACATCTGTTCTATGTTTATAGTAAATATCATGATTGCCGGTTATTGCAATAAGATTAAACTCTTCAAACATATCTAAAATATCTGCAGATACTTGCAAGGTATTAACAGATATTTCTGAACGGTTGTGATGCCAATCACCACAAAAAATAATGTCTTTAATACCTTTATCCCGACACTCTTCACGAAACCAGTTAGCCCATTCAATAGCATATTTATGCCATTCAGAACTATTAGAGTGTACTCCAAGATGTAGGTCGCTAAAGATAGCAACTTTATTCTTTTTAATAGTCGGAATCATCATCAATAGGCTTCACATAAACAGTACCGTGTGTGTTTCTGGGATCTGTCATATACTCTTCGTATACCTTCTCTTTATATGAAGTAATAGTTTGATGATGCTTTTTCTCTTTCTTAATACGATTTATAAAAGCGTGATAAGCAATAGTTGTAAAATATGAGAATGGATTAGACTTAGTCTCAAACTTATATTTTTTATATTTTAAGGCAGCATACATTTTAATTAATGCATCACCAATCATATCGTCCTTATAGCTATAGTTAATAAAGGATCCATTATAGCTCAACCCATAAGCAATCTTTTTAATATTCTCAGCAAGGTCGTCAGTCAAAATATCTGAGTCGTAATACTTACGCAAACTCTCTCTGAATTCTGCTGGTTTAATATAATACTCTTCTTTAGCTGCTTTAGACATTCTACATAATTATAGCCTTAATTTAATAAAGATCAACTAATTTCTGCTACCTTATATTGAATTTTCTCTTTATCATATATGGCCATCCGCTTCTCACAATGTGCTATACCATATTTAAGTTGATCGCAAATATCAAAAATAATAAGTTTATCTTTCGAATCATGTTTACGAAGGCCGCGGCCAATAGACTGAACTGTACGTATAAAGCTCTTACCACCCGATGCAAAAATAATATTGTGTAGATTCTTAATGTTAACTCCTGTAGCAAAAATTGCACTAATAGCTACAACAACAACATTAGTTTCTCTCTCCATTATTGCTTTAATTTTTTCACGCTCTTCGACATCCACTGACCCTTGAATAAAATAAACTTTTTTATTTTCAAGTTTTTTGAGATGTTCCATAATAACATCACCGTGAGCGATATGGTTAACCATGATAAGAGTATTAGCAGATAGCTTGCCAACAAGGGATTTGATGATATTATTTCGTTTATCATTACTATATATATACTCAAGTTCATCTCTATAACCTGTTTGACCACTAAAGTGGGGTTTTGGACTATATTTAATATTTAAAATTTTAATGCTAACATTTGTAAGATAATCTTCTAACCGTAATTCAAAGGATGATTTTTCATAAATAACCGGACCAAGTTTTCCAATAATAGACCACTTATTAAGTTGATCCTCTGGCAGGGTACCGGTAAATCCAAACTTATTAGGTGTATTAATCTGCTGTACTATCTTTGAGATTTTATTACCTGCAGTAATTTTATGACATTCATCAACAATAAGTAAATCAATATACTTTAACCAATCATTATCATCAAACCTACTTTGTATAATACCAATGTTTGCAATAATAACATTAGCTGTAAGATCTGGTTTATTTTTACCAGTCCATTTTGTAAGTTTATATGTTGTACCACAGTTTAAAAATTCCTCATACGTTTGAGTAACTAGACCTAAATCAGGTACAAGCATTAAGCATTTAAAGGTATCCTTGTCTTTTGATACTCTAAAGAAGTTTTCAATTAATGCTGCAGTAGTAAATGTCTTTCCTGCTCCAGTTCCAAGTACGCAAGTACCTGTACCAATTCTCATGGCTTTGCGTATTACTTCTTCTTGATATTCACGCAATGTAAATTTAAACTTATCAAACAAATCAGCCCCAATACCAACTTTAATAGCTTTAGATAGTTTATCTGTTAAAACTACCTCCTCATTAATTTGATTTTTAATTAGATATTGACGCACTTCCCAATACATGCCTAACTCACATGTACCGGTTGGAGTTATAACATATTTACGCCTAGGAGCAAATCGAGCATATCTCCTAGCAAACCGAGCACCAGTATTTTCTACAGAAAAATGCTCACGTATATTATCAAATAAATCTGCATCACTACATCTAATAATTAATTTACTAGGTTGTCTTGCAGTAGGCCCTTTATAGTCAAACTCTATCATTACATTTGCTCCATCTTCATAATCTCAACAGCATTTTTAATATCGAATCCCATTTGCGACATAGTCTTTTCAACCTTTTCTAAATATTCAATTATAATATCTAGCTCTTTTATTTTTGAAGTTAATGATGAAAGTGACTCATGTCTTTCAGCTGCTTGCTCCGCTGCTGATTGAGATAGCTTTACTGGAGATGTTGCAATTACCTCTTTAGTAATATTTTTCTTAAGTTTTCTTTTCTTTTCAAACGTTTGATTACGTTCAATCTTAGCTGTAATAAGTTTAGCTACCCAATAATGCTTACGTGCTGGTAACCGCATCGACTGCTCTTTAATATTAAAATCATCAAGTACGAGATCTTTTCCAACCTCTTCAAAATACTTTTTTAGCAATTCCACATATATAGATTAAATAACTATATGGAAAAATCAACTGGTAAATTTGCTCGTTACTTTAAACGCATATTACAAGAGGATATATCCGCCGGAGATGCTGGTGTTGGTAGTGGAGCTGGTGGGTTTTCCTCTACCAATATTAACTCTGGTGATTTTTATGCTCCAGGTGATGCAAGAGTACCTAAAGCTATAGGTAAAAAGACTGCTACAAGGAAAGGCTCTGTGGGTAATGTTAATAAAAAGGATAAAAAGAAAAAAAATATAGATAAATTATTCTTAAAAGGAGAAAATGCAGAAGAAAAAATGTGTCCTGATGCTTGCTGTGGCATGCCAGTAAGTAAATGTAAATGCGGACCTGACTGCCCTCACTGTAATTGCCACGAACTTAATAATGCTTGATTTGGGACACTGGACTTGCAAAGAGTCATTAACTGAGTTACCGTTTGGGTTTGTTTATATCATTACAAACCTTTCAAACGGTATGAAGTATATCGGTAAAAAACAAATAGTTAAGAAAACTAGAAGACCTCCACTTAAAGGTAAAAAACGTAAAAGAATTATAGTTGGAGAGTCAGATTGGAAGACATATACTGGCTCATCTGATAGATTAAATGCGGATATCGAAAAACTTGGCAAGAATAAATTTAAATTTGAAATAATTCGTAGTTGCGGTACTAAAAGTGAGTTAGCTTACATGGAAACCTTTTATCAATTCCAGTCAGAAGCATTATTACGTGAGGATTACTATAATGGTATTCTAAATGTGCGTATAGGTAAGGTAAAATTTACTAGAACACCACCAAAACTATTGCTATCATAAGGAACAGCTTTATAATTAGGTAAGCTAGTAATGAAAAACTACTTTGACCTAACAAATGACGTAGAATACGTCAATTTAAGGCCATATTTAGATGTATCTTACAATGAGTATCAATATTACATAACAGAATCTGAATTATGTAATATTTCTGCTAAAGAAAAGAAGCAACTTAGTTTACATTTTATATTAACACAAATATTTTATGTTTGTACGCAATCTGATCGTAAAAAATGCTTTTATTACGATTGCAGTAGTGAGGATAACGAATTTAAGCTTATTAAGCTCATTTTTAGTGCATTACCCTCGCGGTTAGTTGTTAGAGAACAATCGTTTGACAATTTTGTTAAAGAAGATTGCATGTACTACCCATATATACCAGTTGACACCAGTAAAATATGCTGGAAAAAGTTTAAAAAGCTTCTTAAGAGATATAATCTCACTGCTTTAGAGAAAAACTTTACTAAAAATAATAACGTTAAATTATCGCTAATACATTAAATATTAACATGAGTAAGTTTCTTGATCTTATTGAAGAGAACACCCCAGATCTAAATTTAGATGAAAAAATTGCTGCTAAAAGGGCTGTTCAGCGTTGCTTAATGGAGAAAGATATTAAATGTGATGCAGATCAGAAATCAGATGACGTAATGATTCATTTACCAGATGGTCGTATTGTAAAATTAGAGGTTAAAGAGTTTGTTGAGGTAGAGGATGCTGAAACCATGAAACCTGAATTAACTCAGCAGGGTGATAAGGCCGCTGAGCTAGCTTTAGCTATGGGAGCAGCTACAGATGTAGTAGGTAAGGTTGACCCTAAAGCTGGTATGTTTGCGCGTGATGGTGCAAAAAAACTTGCAAAGGTTACAAACCAAGTTTATCTTCAAGTAGCCAATGATTTAAAAAAATCTCTTAAAGCAATTAAAAAAGGTTAATTAATATGAAAACTTTAAATATATTTAAAAAGTACGAAGCTATTTATAATGAAGCTGATGAGCCAGAGATGGAAGCTGACGCTACAGATGTTGCCGAACAACCACCAGCTCCGGAGCCAGTTTCTGCAGAAGGTAAAATATTCCTAGCTGATCTTATTCTTAAAGCATTTTTACACGAGCCTGATGCTAGTGCTGCTCAAACAGCTGTTGATTTGCAAACAAAAGTTGATGAGGATCCTAACAACGTTATTAGTACTATTGCAAGCATCGTACAAATTGGTGCAGAAGATTTAAAAGATACGCTTGAACAAGCATAATCAGCATTTATATAGTAAGGTTATGCAATTAGAAGATATATATACTAAAAAAATACTCACAAGTGAAGAGTACCATAGCCCTCGTAAAAGGCTTGAACATCTTTATGAAGATGTAACCTTATATATAAAAGATGGTGAAAAATATAGCCCTGTAGGAGATGTTCCAGAAGATATTTACCGTAAAGTTCAAAGAATTGCATCAGGTAAAAATACTTCTGGAATGATTACAACTTATCTTAATGATAAATTCTATTCTCAGGATTCATTTAAGGGTGAAGATGATTTTGAAACTCTTGTTAGCTTGCTTGATGATGGTGAGTTTGAAACTTACATTGAATCCGATAATAAGCCAACATTAGCTGATAATAGAGTTAACAATATTATTAATTTAGCCTCTAAAAACGGTATGAGTGAGAAGCTAGCAAAGAAAGTTGCTAGGTTTACACCAGTTGATAAAGGTGGTAGTAATGTTGGTCCGGGTGAAGTTCTTCTTGCTCTTACCTTTTCTGATGTAACTAACGCTGTTGGTGGTGGTGATTTATCTATTAGTGGTGAAGCTCTAGAAGTAAAAGGTCAAGGTGGTCGATTAGGCCAACAAGCTGGTAGGGGAGGTATTAAATTTGATACCGATGCTCTTACTTCTAATTTAAGTAACCCTCCTGAGATTCAAGCGGTTTCATTAGAAGGAATTATACACCAACTTTATAAAGCTTATCAAGCGGAAGGTAAAGAGAGTTCGTTCGTTAATGACCTTAAACAAGGCTTAAAATCTGCTTATCCATATAGCAGTATGGAATATCTAGAAGGAGTTAATTATGATAGTGTGAGTACAAAACAGGGCATTAAAGTTGTCCGTGGTGATATTCGCAAAGCTATAACAAAAGTTAATTTAGATAACTATGCGCGTAAATATAATTATGAAGATTTTATTTTTATCGATAAGACAAAGCTAAACTACGCTATGTTTAAGCGTGAAGAGGCACTTCGTAATGGTGGATTAATTGATGATGAAAAACTTGTCACTTCAAACTACTCAATTAATGACTTCTACCCTAATTTCAAGTTTAATTTCTAAAGGAACACCGATATAATTAAGAAAATGCGTAGTTTTAAACAATTTCATCTAAATTCACAGCTTTTAACTGAGGCTAAAGCTAATACTCACTTAACTCACTTAGAAGAACTGGTGTTAACTAAGGGAGAGAAGGGATATGATGTGGCTCGTACCATGATTAGCAATCTTCTCTCTAAATTACAGGGTAAATCCAAAAGAAGCGTCAATACTTCAGTGAAATGGGATGGAGCTCCTGCTATTTTTGCTGGAAAGCACCCAGAAACCGGTAAATTCTTTGTTGGTACTAAGTCTATCTTTAATAATGAGCCTAAAATCAACTATACAGATGCTGATGTTGAGATGAATCATGGTCATGCACCTGGACTTGCTGATAAACTTAAGAAAGCTCTTAAATATCTTCCAAAATTAGGTATTAAAGGCATTTTACAAGGTGATTTCATGTTTGATTCATCAATGCTTGAGACAGTAATGCAGGATGGTGTTAAACATATCGCATTTAAACCTAATACTATTAAGTATGCCGTCGAAGCAGACTCAGATCTTGGTAAAGAAATTGCAAATTCTGTGTTTGGTATTGTTTTTCATACCGGTTATAGTGATTTAAACTCACCACCTCAATATGGTATCAATGTAAAAGGTCTTAATAAAGTACCAGGTGTATGGGTTGATGATGCTGTATTTACTGATGCCACAGGAACAGTTACTCTTACAAAGGACGAGGCTAAGCAAGTTAGAGATTTAGCAAAGACTGCTGATGGTATCAAAGTTAAATACAAAGATCTTCCATTAGACTTACTTAACATTTATGCTAACTCAGAGATTCGTGAAGGAAAATTTTTAGAAGATGCAGAGGGTTCATATAAAGGCTTTATGAACTGGATGAAGGGACGAATGGAAAAAGAGATTGCTAAGCGCAAATCTAAAACCGGTAAAGAGCGCATTACAGAAGCATTTAAAAAGAAACTAGCTGATATTAAGTCGCGTCAAAAAGATATTATAAATTTATTTAAAATAAGTAAACTCCTATCCCAAGCTAAACAAATTTTTGTTAACAAATACAATAATGCCGTTTACAATACAAAGCACTTTTTAGATAATGGTGACGGTACTCTTACTGCTTCTAACCCAGAAGGTTATGTTGCTGTAGGTAAAGAGGGTGATGCAGTAAAACTAGTTGATCGTTTAGAGTTTAGTAGAGCTAACTTTAGTGGAGGTCAAACATCTACCCCAATTACCAAATGAAAACGTTTAGAGAGTTTTATGAAGACGGAGAGCACCTAAGAGACAAAGAGAGAATAGCTCTTATGCCCGGTGGTTATAAGCCACCTACAAAAGGTCACTTCTCTGCATTTTTATATCTTTTAGAAAATGCTGATAAAGGTATTGTTGTAATTGGTAACAAGGACCGAGATGGTATTACAGCGGAGCAATCAAAAGCTATTTGGGATATCTATGCAAAATATTCTAATAAGCCTGTTGAAGTTATGCTAGCGCCTATATCTCCTGTTAAATCAGTTTATGATTATGCTGATGAAAATAAAGAGGTTGAAATTATTGTTGGTGCAGGTGATAAAGACGAGGATGTGAAACGTTATTCATACTTTGAAAAGAATGCTGATAAGTACCCTCTTGTAAGTGTTACGAAGATTCCTCTACAAGCAGAAGGTATTTCAGGTACTAAGACAAGAGAGTTAATTACTAATAACTTAGATGAGGCAATTGCTTACTTTGTACCAGAAGAGGTATCTGAAACGGATAAAGATGCTATAAAATCTATCCTGACGGCATAAATATATGCATGAAGTCTAAACTTAATGATGCAAGTTTAATTGCTGAAGCTTATTCACAAATTTCACACGAAGATCCAATTGAAGAAGGAATTGGTGCAATTGCTGGAGGTATTGGTAAGTTAGCCAAAAGTGGTCTTAAAGCAGTTGGTAAGGAGGCTGCTATAGTTGCAGGTGAGGTGGGTAAAGAAGGTCTAAAAGTTGCCGGCAAGGCTGCAATGGGCGCTGGTAAAGCTGCTATAAAAGGTTTAGATAAAGCTGGTCAAGCTGCTGATAGAGGTATTAGTAAACTTGCTGGTGATGAAGAGCTAGAAGATGGTGAAAATATACCTCATGTAAATCACCATGATGATTCTGAAATGAAAATGGCTCTTGCTGAGCTTTACAAGATTGAAAAATATGCAGGTGCTCTTAGTCTTATGATGAAAGAGCTCCCAGCTTTAGAAGGATGGACAGCTTCTAAAATTACCAAAGCAGCAGACTATCTTGGTTCTGTTTTTCACAAACTAGATTATGATTTTGCAAGTGGTGAGCATGCTTCAATGTTTAATGCAGGTCATGAAGATGTTAATGCCTGCGGTTGTGGTGCAGAAGATGGTGAATGCTAATGCTTTAGTAATTAAACATGAAAACATTTTTGCAATATATACAAGAAAAGTCCGTTTTAGGGCTTATTGAATTTTTCGATATTCAAGGTATCGGTAAAGTACCCGCTAAATTAGATTCTGGTAACGGTGCTTACAATGTTTTGCATGGGGAAGATATTCAAGAGCAGGGTGATAAAGTTTTCTTCCGAACTATAAATGGTAAAACACTGCTACTTCCAAAGAAGGGTGAAATAACAATTAACGTTGGTGCAGGTAATATGGAACATAGACCTGTAGTTGAATTGGATTTTAAAATTGGTGAAAAAGAATTTACAGGTATTCCATTCTCAATTGGCAATAGAGCATCTAATTTATATAAGATACTAGTTGGTAAAGACTTTATTCAACAAGATCTAGATGCTTTAATAGATGTAAGTAAAGAAAACATTGCTGACGAAAATATAGAAGTCAGCATAGACGATTAACGTGGAGCCATCTGTCGGATTTGAACCGACGACCTGCTGATTACAAATCAGCTGCTCTGCCACTGAGCTAAGATGGCACTAAAATGGAGCGGGTGATGAGATTCGAACTCACGACATCAACCTTGGCAAGGTTGCGCTCTACCGCTGAGCTACACCCGCTGACACTTATCCCCAAGTAGTACCATCGAACCAACCACCCTTGGTTTTTGTACTTGGGTTACCACCAACCGGCGCAGCTCGTGGATCAGCTACTGGAGCTTGAGTCTGTTCAGATTTTTCAGTTGCAATAGGACCATGTATGTCTTCTAATTGTACTGGCTCAGTACTAGGTTGTGTCTCTACAAATGATACTTTAACACCATCACTAAACCTATGACAAGTTGCAAAGTTGTTCTCATGTTCATTAATTTGTACTTTTTGTACCCTCACACGACCATCAGTAGCTTCGTCTGTAAAGGTATCTGCTGTCTTGAGAACAAATTCTGCAAAACGTTCACAACCTACACCACTATCTAAAATAACTAATTCCGCAGCACCTACCGCATCAAGTTGTTTAAATAAATCAAGTTGAGGATCGTCTCCAGCAACAACTAACTTATGATCGAATGTATGTTCTAAACTCTTCTTAAGATCTTTGAGGCCACCAAAGTCCATAACCCAATTACGTTCGTCTAGCTTATCACATTCGAAAGTAATATCTGCTGTAAGTCTGTAGCCATGAATAAACTGACAGTGACTATGAGTAGATCTCCATTGTCTAAAGGCTGCTGAACCTAAATCAATTACTTTGTTACTCGTAAATTTCATATAATATATTATATACTGATTGTATAGGTAAATCAACTGCTTAGTTAAATTATTCTATATTACTGATATCTAGAAAGACTGAGAAATAGGTTCTTCTGTACATTCTCTACAATCCATTTATTCATTTGAGACTCCGATTGCAAGTGTTTCACGAAAATAATTTAAAAAAGTTAAAAATGAATGAGATTAGTTGATTATTACATTCAGTATGTTATAATTATAATTGACTATGAGTAAGACAGAAAATAACTCCAACTATGAATGGCTAGGTGATGACGATGAGCTCACCGGTGAAAAGGATACTATTGCAAAAGATATTATGGGTAGTGAATGTGCTAATGGATATGTACCGCCAGTTCGCGAGTATGATGATACGGTAGATGCTAGTAAAGAGTATATTGCTTCATTACCAGATCTACAAAATGGGCCTTCTAGTCTTATTCAAGGAGCGCCAGTTGCTATTCAGCAGGTTGGTATTCACAACTTTAAGCTACCACTTAATTATGAAACCCGTAATGGTAAAACTATTGAGCTTGAGACTAGTGTTACAGGTAGTGTAAGTTTAGAAGCACATAAAAAGGGTATTAATATGTCTCGTATTATGCGTAGCTTCTATGATCATAAGGATGAAACTTTTAGCATTGGTAAGATTAAAGATGTACTAACTACATATAAAGAGAATCTTAAGAGCTTTGACTCACGTATTATGCTTAAGATTTCCTATCCTATTAAACAGACGAGCTTACGTAGTGGTTTAGAAGGTTATCAGTATTATGATGTTGTACTGGAAGGGGATCTTACTAAGGATGGTGAGTTTAAAAAGTATCTTCATTTTGATTTTGTATATTCATCTGCATGCCCTTGTAGCTTTGAGCTTAGTGAGCATGCAGAGAAGTATCGTAACCGTGCGACAGTACCTCATAGTCAGCGCAGTGTTGCACGTGTTAGTGTTAGGTTTGAAGATAAGCTTTGGATTGAAGATCTTCAAGAGCTCTGCTTAGATGCTCTACAGACTGAAACGCAAGTAATGGTTAAGCGTGAAGATGAGCAAGCATTTGCTGAGAAGAATGGAGCATTTCTCAAGTTTGTTGAGGATGCTGTTCGTCTTCTATATTCACGTCTAGATAAAGATGAGCGAATTAAAGATTTTAAGATTGTAGCTTCTCATAACGAATCGCTTCATAGTCACAATGCTATTTCTGTAATAGTCAAAGGTATTGAAAATGGCTTCTCCGCAGGAGTTGCACGTGATGTCTTTGAGTCAACAGGCTTGCGTTAGAAGATAATACAATCTTTAAAGAGTACCAGCGCGCTGGTACTCTTTTTTTATTAAAAGGAACTTATATATAATTAGGTATGAACATATTTACAACTAATGATTGTCCCGTTATATCTGCTCATGAAATGTGTGATAAACATGTTGTAAAGATGATTGTTGAGTATGCGCAGCTTATGTCTACTGCTCATCGCGTATTAGATGGTAAAGAATACTATGATAAAACCAAAGCTGGTAGACGTATTAAGCGTTGGTTACATCCGGATAAGTTTCTAGAAAATAATCTTTACAAAGCATCACATATCAAACATCCATCAGGTATATGGTGCCGTTCAACAACCGGTAACTATAACTGGTTATACAATCATTTTATTGCTTCGTGTGAGGAGTATACCTACAGGTATGGTAGGACTCATCTAACCTTTACCAAATTAGCAGATATATTTCGCACACATCCAAAAAATTTACCTGACGGTCCTCGTCAAGAATTTGCAGTAGCAATTGCAGCAGATCAAACATGCAGGCAGATACCAAGCTTTAATTCTCTAAAGCCAGTAGATAAATATAAACAATATATTATTAATGACAAGCCGTTCGCTGTCTGGACATCTAGACAACCACCTAGTTGGTTTAAGAACCAAGCTTATCACAAATAAATCGTAATATTTTACTACGTACTATTTCTTCTACACCAAATTTATGAGTAAAAATTCCTCTATCTGCGCAATCATCAGCATTAAATCGTTTAAATACATCACTAAATCCTGACTGTCTAACGTCAGATTGCCCTGTATCACCGCATACAATGTACTGACTATTACGACCAAAGCGTGTAAGAATAGTTGTAAGCTCACCTTTTGTTAAATTTTGTGCTTCATCTACAATAACACAGGTATTGTTAAAAGTTAAACCTCTTACAAAGTTAACAGGTATAGCCTCTATTAAACCTTTAGTACGCAACATTCCACACGTACCTGGACCGGCAATTTCAGTCACCTTTTCAATTAGAGGCATCGCATACGGTGAAAATTTATCATCAATCTCGCCAGGTAGAGATCCTAAACTTTTATCAGCCGATTCAACTACAGAACGAATATATACAATTTTGTCAAATAAACCTTCTTTTAATTTTTCTAAAGCTGCATATACGGCAATATAAGTTTTTGCAGTACCAGCTAACCCATCAACAAACGACATTTGAGTAGCTGAGTCGTGGAGTGTATTATAGAAATGCCTATGTTTTGGTTTAAAATAAAATGGTTTGCGTATTTTAAAATCCATAAGCCAGTTATCATTTAAAATATCTTCACCAATCTCAGAATGAGAGTTTATTTTTTTTGGTTGTCTACTCATATAGAATTATTTAGGTAGTAGTATGTATAAATCCTACCTAATTAGTTTTATATAGTTTTGCTGATTTAGTTGAATATATGAGAAATAATACTATACTATATATGATGGACCTTGATAAAGAAACTTTAATACTTTCTGACGATAAAATCTTCTATACTATAGAAGGGGAAGGTGAATATGTCGGGCAGCGTTCACTGTTTATGAGGATGGCGATGTGTAACCTAACTTGTATTGGGTTTGCATCTGAAGACTCTCCTCACGGTTGCGACTCTTATGTCTCTTGGACTGTAAAGAACAAGATGACCTTCAATGAGATCTTCAAGATGATGGAAGACAATAACTGGATTGAGAAGCTCGAGAAGGGTACGATCTGGAAACTTACTGGAGGCGAGCCTCTTATTCAA